GTGCATTTTGCGCTTCAAATAACGACAAACTAACCGCTTCAAAAGGAACACCTAGTTGAAAAAAAGTTTCTGCGGTAATTTCAGAGTCTATACCCCCACTCATGGCAATATAGTAATTATATTTAGGGTACTTTTCTACGAATTTTTCTACAAGAGTAAATAAATCGTGCCTTATTGTAGGTCCATATCTTCTGTATTTTGGACAGGTTACGCTGGCAGTAGAGTAAGGACTAGGCCTCCACCAGTCTCCGTTGTCATATTCCCAGTAGACTCTATTAATTTCCAGCATCTACATTTAAATCTTGAAAGTCTTTTATTATCTCATCTATGTTAGAGATCTTTGTATAGTCTAAATAGGCTCTTAGTTCTTCAATTAGGTTCATATTTTTTAAGTCTAGTTTTGAATTTTCTGTTGGCTTAAGAGCTATCTTTTTGTCTAAAAGTTCTGAGTTTTGTACTTTTGCAAGTTGATCTACTGATCCAGTTACTTCATAGATTACATGATTAAAATCATCAGGAACCATATCGCCCCCTACTTGTAGAGTTTTTCTTACTAGCTTTGGAAGTTTTAAGGGTAGAAAAGATACTTCGTAATCATCAATAGATCTAAAGTCGATAGAGTTAACCCCATAATCTCTAGAGTCATCTCTATCAAAGCTCACATTCATCGGAGAACCACTATACCAAGCAGGATAATCCATGTAACGATGAGCAAAATGTATGTCACCAAGAAGTATGAGTTTCCAGGGACGAAGCTTTTCAAAATCGTATTCAGCCGTGATATGGGGCGGTACTTCTCCACGAATATGAGTAACGAGAATTTCATCTCCCTCAAAATCCAAAAGATTTTCTTTTTGCATCTCGCCATATGGGAAGAAATATACGCTTTGCCCCCGTATAATTTCACGTTGATTTTTTGTAATAAGAACCACGTTTGGATTCGTAATAGCATGTTGTTCATGGAAATGTTCAAGGAATGTTTCGCCCTTTCTAGTCGCTTCGTGGTTTCCAGGAATAATGTATGTTGGGATTTTAGCTGCATTTATATACCTTAAAAATAAACAAATTTCGTCTGGTTCTGGTTTTCTATCAAAGATGTCCCCAGACAAGAAATGGACATCATGTGTTTCTTCTAATTTGTGAAGTTCTTCAAAGAATAATCTAAAACGATTAGCACTCCAGTCTGCAGGAACTTTTTTCTTATGTAGGTTAATATGCCAGTCGGCACTGTGTAAAATTTTCAATCTAGCTTCTCCAAAAATTTAGGGATAGTGTATTTTACTACACTATCCCATAATTGTCCAGAACTATTTAAACTTAAATTCTAGTAACCGTTAGGTACAATTACATAATGAATTAATAATACAATTCCTACTGAAGCACCAAGACCTATCATCATCTTCATAAAATCACGAGTGACAAGAGGAAAGATTTGTTTCATCTTAGTATTATGAACACTAGCAATTGCTAGTTCTCGTCCTGTCAGTAGTCCAACGAATACCCAAGTCGTAGACATTGGTATTGAATTAAGTTCTTTGAAGAAGTAGAGAATAATAAAATACGCTAAATCAATTAACGTAGCTGACCTAATATATCGTGTTGTAGATTTTTCTAACACAATATTTTGAATCTTACCTCCACGTTCCATAAACATCCATCCTAATCCTGCAACAAAGATGATTGAAATGATAATCATCAAGTCCCAAGGAACTTGTCTGGGAAGAAACACTGCGATATTAGCCATATCATGTGATAACCAAGTCCACCAAAGTAGACCAGTAGTTATCCACTGTGCTACACGCCAATAAGGACGACTCCAATGATCCCCAATAGGCTTCTTTTCATTAATTAATCTAGCAATGATATGCCAGAGTGCATAGGCAGCGACAGCTGCTACAGCATATCCCATGATAGATTTCATCAACATCTTTTCTAATACAAAGGTTGATGCGAAGGCTGAAAGCACAAGAAATGATGTTGAAACAGGAACACCAATTCTAGTAAGTAGTAGTAGCACTGCGGGAGCCGCTGCATGATACCACTGTATTTCTTGGAAAGGTATTTTAGTTAGGCGACCATATGAAATATCTCCTCCGTTGATATACCAACCGAACCATAGTGCCCAAAGCAAAACCGCCGAAGCGGCGGTCCATAAAGCAGTCCAGTGGAATCGTTCATTGTTCGACGCAATCCAAGTTCCAAGAGTTTGAACGCTATCGTTTGCTATAACAGAATAGGCGGCTAAGAGGAATCCTAGTGCCATCCAAATTGTAACTACATCCATTGTTAAGTTCTCTTTCGATATTGAGATTTGAGACAACACCAGGTTTTTTGGTCTTCTTTATATATGTAGGCAAAGGGAGAACCAACTCCCCAAGGAAGACTAATCATCTCTACATTTAATCTACGAGATAGATCTCTAATCTCTATCTCAGGTTCATCTTGTAGCATCTCTACTATAGCATCTGTAAGGTCTTCTGCTTCCTCATCATGTGAATTGGCAGAAAACATCGTTCTTTTCATAGAGATACCTGATAAACCTTAATATTACACTGTTTTAAAAAATCTATTCCATCTGTGAGTCTATAGCTATGACAATAGTTTACTTCACAGATACCAGCTTGATACAGAAGTTTTGCACAATCTAGACAAGGAGCGTGAGTAATAAAAGCTGTAGCGCCTTCTCCGCTCTCAGGTGATCGTGCCAGTTTAGCTATAGCATTTGATTCTGCATGTAGTACTTCTGGTTTAGTTTTGAGAATAGGACTAGCTAACTGCACACCTTTATCCCAAATCACTGAGGTTTCACATTTATTACCCCAACCACTTGGCATACCATTGTATCCTATTGAGATAATACGATCATCTTTCACAATAACACAGCCGACCTGAAGACGGACGGCTGTGGAACACTCTGCATAGTTAAAAGCAGATTTCATATGAGCATGAATATGTTTTATTTTCATTATAAATATATCACATTTATGTTACAATTTTGTTACAACGTAGCACTAGAAAGAGCAAAGAAAAAATTTTATTTTACATACTTGCCGAAAGGCAAAAAGTATGCTATTCTATGTGCATAATTAGTGAAAAACGAACACCGCAGGTGAACAGCTGTTAAAGAGCGCTGACCTACGATGTTCCTTCACGTTGTCTCGGAGAGACACAGCTGGGCGAACGGAGTTCGCTATTTTCATAAGACGTCACATTTGCGTCTTGATCATAGATTCTTTTTCTAAGATCACTTGAACTAAATCTATGATCTCTGCTATTGAAATATAAATCTATACCTCTTTTAGCACAGATAGCTTTTCCAGTAAAGTTACCATCTCTATACTCTGACCCTATAATTCTTACATCTATATTATACATTTCTAAGATATCTTCTAAATCTCTTTCTGTACAATAAGGAATTATTTTATCAACGTATTTTACTGCGTTAAGCTGAGTATATCTTTCTACAATAGATTGCACTGGGGAGTTTTTCTCTGGTCTATCAAGGCTAGGATCTACTTGAAGTCCACAAATTAAATAATTACATTGATCTTTTGCTTCTCTTAACATTTGAATATGTCCTGCATGTAGTAAATCAAATGTTGAACAAGTAAACCCTACTTTCATCCTCGAATATTTGTATTTATGATCTTACTAAGATCCCCTTCAAAAGTATAAGACCCTACATGGTTTAGTTTTGTATTTGGGTCCATCCATATTTCCCCTCCCATTTTTTGCCACAATCTACAGAAAGTATAGTCTTCTGAAAGATAACGATTGTCTCCGTTTTCATCTTGGTCAATCATTGTATCAAAAAATGCATAGCAGTATTTCTGAAGTTTAGGATCAATATTACTATCATTCTTATAGTGAAGGTGTGGATATTCTACCATCATCTTCTCAAAAACTTCGCGCTTAATACAGAAGAATCCTGTAGAGGCGTCCCACACTTCGATAGCCCCGTTTTCTACTCTAATCTGTTTTTTAACAGGATCGGTATATTTAAAATTCATAGCATATTGAATTGGAAGAGCCTTTTTAGGGTATGCTGCTGCAATAATTGGTTTATCCATTGCAAGCATCCTAATAACAGACTCTTGATCAAACTCAATATCAGCATCAATAAAAAATAGGTGAGTAGCTCCAGAGTCTAAAAACATTGCAGTAAGAATATTTCTAGCCCTAGTTACTAGGCTTTCATTTCTAAGAGTAGTTAATCGGAAGGTAATATTATGCCTTACTAATTCTTGAGATGCTTTGAAAATACTAAGAAAATATTGATCTGTAATCATGCCTCCATAACAAGGAGTAGCAAAGAATACAGAACAAGTTTCTCTTATCTTTTGGAGGTCTACTTGTGCTTGTCCGTCTTCTCCTACTTGAAATGCATTGGTAGGAGAAGAATCTTCTGTCTCTATTGTTTCGAAGTCACTTAAGGACTTTTTTGCCATTTAGTCAAGATCCTCAACTGCTTCTGGCTTAAATTCATCCGAAGCTTCCTCCGCAAAATAAGCCGTATTTTGAAGAAGCCACTGTTTCTGTTCTTCATAAGATTGACGCTTGTAAATCTTATCAAGTTCAAATAGTTCTAGTGATTTCTCTGACTCTGTAAGTGAGGAGTTGTTTCTTGCAGGAATTACAGAATACTTAACATTCTGTGGTAGAGGACCTGTTTTCTCCTTCTTAATCGTGATGTCATATCCTGCATCGTCATCTGCTGGATTACCATAATCTGGATTTGTAGCATAATCTACAATCTGCTTGTAAATCGTAGAACGAAGATCAAAAATCTTGATCTTATTATCTGCACGATCAATTACATTGCAAACATATGCAAACTGAGGTTTATCTGAATATACTTCATCGTCAATTTCTGACATTGGGTCTTTGTTTGAGTCATTGAAAGTTTCCTTTTGACGATCAAATCGTAGACATTCTACAGGCATCTTTTTACCTTCTGTAGTCACTACCCAATATACATAACGAGGCATAACTTCTCCGATTAGTCGAACCTTTGTGTCTCCAACTGGGAGAGTTAGTCTCTCAATCTCTCGGCGTTGTCCGCCTCCGCCGCCTCCGGCGTTTCCTTTTGCTTTATCCCATGATACCATATTAGTGTTTCCTTTCTTGTTGAACTATGTTCTTTGTGTGTAGGTATTTTCTAAGACGAATGTTATTTTGTCTTTATCAATACTTATAAATGGGTTACTTTTTATACCATCTATTTCTTTTAACTTAAAAAAGTCTCTATTAATAAATGGGTTTTTATCATCATTTCTTCTGTGCGAAAGCAACCATAAGTATTGTATTTTATGTGTTACTGGTGTAACAGTTTTGAGAAATGATGGATTTCTATAATAGCTTTGTGGTTCTTCAACTCTGTAATTGTTGAATATTTCAAAGCTTCTCTTATTCATTATTAGACTTGAATTTAACCAGTTTGGTATTCTACTTATATTAAGTTTTTTTACTAAGTCTAAAGAACTATTTGCTATTTTCTTATTATATCCAAAAGTAGAAGCATAAGTCAACACGATAATTGAATCATAATCCTTTTTGGATTTTTTAAGAAGTTCATACCAGTTAAAGTAAAAACTCATAGAGAATATCCTCTTTGTATGTACCAGTTTCTTCTATTATTTTGTTGTTTAGAAACTATTGGACCTGTTAGCCAAAAGTCACAAATAAGAGGACGTTTTTTATCTGGATGCTCTCTAATAATTCTTCCAATTCTTTGCTCTAGCTTTATAGGGTTATTTGATGGGAACACTAAAAATAGAGTGTCAAGTCTATGACAACTAATTCCTTCATCAAAAAGTTTTGTAGTCAGCACTACTTTATACTTTGGACCTACGTTATCTAGTATTTCTTTGCGCTGTTCTTCACCGGTTTCTCCAATCAATAGTACTGAATCTGGAATAATCTTATTTAACTCGCGAAGCCAATCTAGACGTTCTCCTAAAATGAGTATGCACCGACCTCCACTCACTTTTGATATGGCAATTTCAGATACTCGCTGGCGCAACTGCGAGTTAGATGCAAGTTTATTGGTCTGTCTACTCCAATCTCGCTTTGGATCAAGAACATTGAATCTAATATCTGTTTGATATATTTCAACTTTTGGGGTAGCTAAAATCCGGGGATCATAAGCATATGACTTAAATGTTGTAAAATAGTCGTCTAAAACTATATGTTTTCCGTCTTTTCTACGAGGAGTAGCGGTAATAGCTATCTTTGCGCGACAATTTACTGCATTTACTGCTTGCGAAAACATATCAGCAGGACATAAATGTGCTTCATCAACCATTAGAAGCCCAAACCTGTCATGTAATTGCGGAATATTGTTTAAAACACTCTTATAAATACCCACTGTAATGTCTTGAATATCTAAAAGACCGTCTCCAATCTTTCCTATCTTAATTCCAGGTATTTGATTTTCTAGTTCTTCGATCCATTGCCTAAAAAGAAGCTTTGTATGCACTAAAATCAGAGTGGGTTTATTGGCACGAGCTAAAAGATTGCATCCTACATAGGTTTTACCCCAACCACAAGGTGCTTGAAATAGTCCACTACGTACTCTATCATTAATCTGAAAGAAAGCATCTACCATATCTTGTTGTTCTTCTCGTAGTTCTCCTTTAAATTGAAAATTTTGTTCAGAATCTTCGAAGTTTCGTAAATCCTCAATAGTTTTTATGTCTAATTTAGAGTAAGAGTTACTAGGAACAGTGTATATTCCTTTATCTTCGTCATATTCATAGGTATAATGAAAATCATCAACAATTTGATAGGTATATGCCTGCTCAAAAGCTGATACATCTTCAATATCTTCTTCTTTTATGTATATTTTATCAGTAATTGTTGCTGATTTTATGTTAATTTTATTCATTGTTTTATCTTATCTTCCACTATACGCTTCTTTTAAAAGATCTACGTTAATAAACTTTAAAAAATTGTAGTCATAAAAACTTTTTGGAGTAATCACATCTCCTTTGTCGGTAACTCCTATGACTCTATCGAGTGTTGATTTGTTTAATTTTTTTACAAGTGACCCGCTCGGGTTTTTTTCTCGAAGATAAGGAATTTTTCCTTTTAAAATTTCGTCTATGAAGTCTCTCATTGGTTTTTTACATTTTTTGTAGTGTTTTTCTAATGGACAGTTTATATTTCCAAATTCCCAGTTTTTATCGCTTACATCGTAGTAAACCATTTCTTCGTTAATAACATGGTTACACATCCATTTTTCTAGGGGTTCTTGTAAAGCAAAGGGCATATAATTATCTATATCAATTTTATCCCCTTGAAAATTTGAGCACCACCTCCAAGACAGATGATTTAAAAAATGTCGTCTTTTAGTTTTCCACAAGCCGGGCCAACTATCTACAACAACTCCTCGTCCTGCTTTAGTACTTTTATTACCAAACATAGGGTCCATTTCTGACATAGTAGTTAGTATTCTTATATCTGGTCTAGCAACACCAGTTATCTTATCTTTATCATTATCAGGTATTATCGTATAATCTATCCTATCTTTTACTAATTTATTAAATATTTCTGGGGATTCAGGAACACCTCCTATAATAAGGTGAAGTTGCTTATCTACTCCTGCTTCCATAAAAGCTAAAAGCCCTGCAACACTATCTAACCCTCCTGACCAAAGAAAATCTATAGTTTTTCCTTTACTAGCTATATTTTGAGCGGATTCAATCATAGCGTCTTTAAATGATATTTGTGGATACTCTTGGAAAGGGACCCACCCGATAATATTTTTAGTATTTAGCGTAAATTTTTCTTCCCCTACTCTATCAATAACATTTCGTGAACAATATGGAATATTTATATTATACCCACTTCTAGTAATTAACTCATTTTCTTGTTTTACTTTTTCTTCCCAAAAAGGTAATAAAAAAGAGTATTGAGGTTTAATATAAATTTCATTTTCAATACGCTTTGTCAAACCGTGATCCCATATTACTAAATTTATAGGCTCCATTTTTATAACCTATCATAGAGTATTGCCATTCTGACATAAAGCCCATTTGACATTTGCTCAAAGTATTTTGCTCTTGGATCGCTATCAAACCATTGAGGAATTTCTTCATTTCTAGGAAATGGATGCATAACTATACACTTTTCTGGTAATTTATCAATATGTTCTTTTGTTAATTCATAACTACCAGAGCTTCCTCGCTCTTTTTGCACTCTTGTTAAGTAATATATATCTGATTCTGGTATATTATCAACAGAATAATCATCGCAATAATAAACTTCAGCACATTTTTCTAAAACTTTACCTAAAGAATGTACTGTTCTACTATTTTTATTATCTCCGACGAAAGCGACTTTTAAATCTTCTATTTTTCCAAAGTTTTTATATATAGTATATAGATCTAATAGTGTTTGTGTTGGATGTTCTCCTGCCCCGTCACCAGCATTTATAATTGGAACGGGAGAAATACTAGCTGCCCTTTTCGCTGCACCAATTTCTGAGTGTCTGAGTACAATAATTTGACTATAACAAGCTAAAGTTCTAATGGTATCCTCAAGAGTCTCTCCTTTTGAAACACTTGAATAGCTAACATTGTTAATAGAGATAACATCTGCGCCTACCATCTTGGCGGCTGCAAAAAAACTAGAACTAGTTCTAGTGGAAGGTTCATAAAATAGATTTGTAATTATTTTATTCACATAAGGCGTAAATCTACCTTTTTTAAATTCATCTACTGTTTTAAAAAACCTATTTAATGATTCTATATTCCAGTTATCTAAAGTTACTAAATGATTTATATCCATATCTTATCTTTATTACTCTTTTCATCACAAAATCCTAAAAAATACCAATTTCTATTAATATATGTCATTTTACCATAATAATATTTGTAATCTTCAGCAATTTTTTCTATATTTTCTAAATCTAACGTAAAAGGGTAGCTTATTTTATCGAACCAAAAGTGTTTATTTCTATTTTTGATTATCTTTCGCTCAGAATATTTAAATTGTTCTTTTACATTAAAATATCTAATGTTTCCTAGATCATCAATTCCTACTTTACAATCAGATTTTAATAATTCTTCCATATTTCTAATAGTATAATCAAATTTTAATCTTTGATATTTTTTTCTAGAATCTAATTCTATTAATCTACTTAAATATGAAGTATTATTGATAGATTTATCATCTACAATATATTTTTGACCGTTTATTGTAGTAAATATCTCATTAAGGGTATAATTAAACTCAACAACAGTTTTTAATCCGAAAATAGGGAAATTTAAATTAGAAAACTTAGACATGATGAGGTATAGGTCGCCCCCGAGAATCGGTGCGAACCATTGTATAAACTCCCTCACATACTTTTGTATGAAATTCATCATCTACATGAACATCTACTTTTATTGTATGAGAAGTTTTACCTGATTTTACTATTTCTGCGTAACACTGAACAATGTCCCCAACTTCAACAGGAGCGTGAAAAATAATATCGGTGGCAGCTTTCGTAACATAATCATAAGTTTTACAGATAGTTCCTGCTGCTTGGTCCATTTTACTCATAATAAACCCACCAAATATTTTACCTTGTGGGTTACAATCAGTAGGCATTGTCATAATTTGTAATACTAATTTATTTTTGCTCATCTTGTCTATGAATAAAAGTGATACCACTTAAATGATCAAGCTCGTGTTGGTAACACCTTGCTTCTATACCTTCCATTTTTTCAGTTATTCTTTTTCCCCTAATATCAGTATATTCTGCAATAATTTTAGAAGGTCGCCATAGTTTTATAAATATATTAGGAAAACTAACGCAGCCTTCTTTCATTTCTACTACATCGTCTGACTGCCAAGATATAGAGGGGTTAATACAAGTAATAATTCTTCCACCTTTATACATAATAAACAAGGCTTCTGATTTTCCTACTTGAGTAGACGCTAATCCTATACCACCTTCTCTTTTCATTAGCTTCGCCATTTTATCTCTGAGCATTTTTATGCTTAAAGATTGTGGTTTTTCTACATGATTACACTTTTGATATAATCTTTCATCTGTTGTGTCTACAAGCTTCATTCTTTATTAGCCTTCATATTCTCTGAGTTCTCCCCAACTGGGACCAATTTCGAAATCCATACCAATAGGACAGCCTTCTATAGAACACCCACGGTCTTTTTGAATAAATTCTTTTGTTTTAGAAACGTACATCTCTACAAGATCTTCTCTAACTTCTGCAACAATTGAGTCATGGACTACTGTAAATGGTAATATATCGTCTTGATATCCCTTTTCATCAATCCAATTAATAAGGTCAATGAGACCAAATATATTAATATCTGAAGCAACACTTTGAACTAAAAAGTTTACTCCAGAACGAATTGCGTGTTGTGCTACTCCACGATTTGAAGAGCGCGATTCTGGAAGTCTACGTTTACGCCCAAAGAAGCTGTAAATGAAAGCAGTACTCTCAATTTGTGCGTTACTATCATCAATATAAGATTTTAGGGCATAGGCTTCTCTAAAATATTTTGCAATAAAAGATTTTGCTTCTGGCGTAGTTACATCAGCAGTTTCTGCAATTTTTGCGGGACCAGCTTGATACATAATACCGAAGGTGATAGCTTTTGCGTGTTGTCTCTTATCTGGGAACTGATTTTTAACTTCGTTTACCTCACAAGGTAAGTTAAAAATCTGTTTTGCAATATAAGAGTGAAAGTCTAGCTTTTCTTTGAACGCTCGTTGTAGGAACTGATCGCTACTTAGTGCTGCAGCAATATAAACTTCTGCTGTTCCAAGGTCGCCTTGAATAATTTTGTATCCGGGACGTGCTTTGAAGAGTTTTTTAACATCTTTGTTATCTCTCGGAATGTTTTGATAGTTTAGAACTCCAGAACTAGAAAGACGACCAGAGGTTGTTCCATGAATGTTAAAACCACTACGAAGTCGTAAATCTTGGTCAACGCCATCTCTAATACTAGAAATATAGGTATTTAGAAGCTTAGTCTTTTCACGAAGGTCAAGAATGGCTTGAGATAGAGGATGGTTTAGTTCAGCAAGAACTTCTTTGTCAACAGACCAAGCACCTGTTGCAGTTTTCTTAGTGGGTTTAAGTTTGATAATTTTAAAGAAAAGTTCTTGTAATTGTTGTGTACTATTTGGATTGAAAGTTTTACTGTGAAGACGCTCAAAAGTTTTGACATCCTCGTGCATTTCAATCTCAGCTAAACATTCTTCAATATCAATTTTGTATTCTTCTTCAATAGAAGATAGCTTATCCATATCAATAGGACCACCATTATGCTCTAGTCTCATAAGAGCAAGTGTGGCAGGTTTTAGAATTTCGTTATAAAGATAAGAAAACTCTTTGCTTTTACTAATTAGTGGATTAAACTTGTTCCACAGTTGATATGTAGCATCTGCATCTTTCTCAGCATATGGAGCAAGGATGTCTGTTGGAATCATACCATAGTTAAAGTCTGCTAGTTTGATCTTGTTTTTACGAGCAAAAGTTTTCTTATACTCATCAAGATCACGTTCATAGTCTCCAAGATCAGTAAATCTTAGAGCTAGGGGTTTAAGACCGTGTGTGCCTACAGCTTCTTCTAGACAATAATGCATAAGCATTGTGTCTTCAAAATCTGGAAACTTAAATCCAAACTCATATTGAAGAAAGTTCATATCAAATTTTGCATTATGGAGAACGCATTTTCGATTCTTAAATAATTCGTGAAACCATTCTTTATTATTGGTAATTAAATCAGAGTGAATATAGTAGCCTTCATGTGCTTGAGTCGATAGTGCTATGCCAATAACATTACCTGTCCTTGGTGATAGACTAGAAGTCTCAATATCAACAATGAGAGGGTCAGCAGACATAAATTTATCCATTACATTATCTAGGTCTACTTGCGAGTCTATATACACATAGTTTTTTTCTTGAATATTAGAGTCAATTTCTCCCGACAGAACTTTCTTAAGTTGAATGGTAGCTTTTAGAATCTCATCCTCATATTGAGGTTTGAAAACTGTCATGTTAGGATGAAGAAACGGCAACCATTTCTTCTCAATGAACAGACCGTTATACTTTGTAATACCAGTTAAGCCAGCTACGTATTTTAAAGGCTCTGCACCAACAGGACACACTACTTTATACTCGTCAAGAACTGACAAGTCTAAATCAATATCTTTCTTTAGAATTTTATCTTTAGGTTTTGAGCATAGGAAATGTACATCAAACTCTTCTTCAAAATACTTACTCATAATTTGAGGGTCTTTTTCAGAGGTTGATGCAAAAACAAAAGCTACATTATTTGACATTTTTATATCTATCCTTTGGTAATATCATGTTTAATTCATCTTGTGTTAAGTCGCCTGGATCTTTACCGGACGGTAGTTTAATAATTTTTGACTGTATAAATCGTCTTTCTAAAAGGTTTGCTATCTTGTTTGCACCAGATAATCCTGCAGCATCTCCGTCAAATAGTATCTCAACAAAAGTTGTTCCAATTTTATCAAGAACTTCCAGTTTAGGAGTACTGAAGTTAGTTGCACCAAATACACATACGGTATTGGTATAACCTTTGTCCCACATATTTAACATATCAAATAGACCTTCTACTAAGATAAGTTGTGATTTATCCTTAATCTTGTCTAATGGAAAAAGCATATCTGACGATCTAGCTTTAGCAGGGCGACGATAATATTTTGGTTTCTCAGATTTTGCAAATCTGTTTCTACCTTCTATAAATCTTATTTTACCAAACTGTGATACGGGAAAGCAAACATAATCTTCTAATCCAAGCTTCTCAGTAAAGAAAGCTTCAAAATATTTTAAGGTGGTAGCGCTAATATTGCGTACAGTTCCATTAACAGACCGAGCGTCTTCTGGAATTGTCATATAGTCTTCAAACATTACTTCATTTAATTTATCACGTAATTTTTGAATTTTAAAAGGCTGTTTACTATCAAAAGGTATATCAGTATTTATACCAATACTTTGTAGAAAACGACGTTTTGTTCCTTTGAAATCACAAGACCAACAATGAAATATATCTTTATCTAAGTTATACATCATACTTGGTCTATTATCTGCATGATTACCAGAAGTGCATTGTAAAACAATTTCTATTGGATTATTAGTTTTTTCATAGTTTAATCCGTGCTGTTCTAAAACATCAATCATGTTCATATGTCACGACTCGCTTCTGACGATTTTCCCTTCTCATCATCTCCATACATTGCTCCACGGTGCGGGGCAGCGTTAATAGACTGACTTTGAGAAGGATCAACTTTTACACACTCCCAATCCATAAATACCTCAAAACTCATATGTTTACCATTACGAATCTTTGTAGTGTGTATTTGTAGTTTATTATCTTGTGCCCTATCTTCTCCTTCCTTTGCAGGAAAGAACGCAAAACTTCTATCTGCGCTATCAAGAATACCTTTAGCAAATCGTGCTTCACCAGTTGCGTCAATCTGATAAGGAGACAACATAGTAAGATTGAATTTACGGCTTATACCTTTTAGGGCCTCTGCCAACACAATTTGTGTTTTCCAGTCTTTAGAATCGTCATGTTTGATAATGTTAATATAGTCTACAACTGCCATGTTAAATTTATCGTATTGATTAGAAAACATATTACAATAATGATCAATACGATTTAGGGTTAACCCTTCGTCATCAATAATAAAGAACCTATTATCTTTTAGTGGGGGCTTTTCGGACTTTACTCGTTTTTCAAACTTTTTAAAATCTTTCGTAGAATATAATTCTTTGTACCAATCATCAATTACCGAATCCTGGGCATAAAAATTATCAATCTTTGATTTTACGAGAGATAGTTTCTGATCATTGGTTAGTTCATTTTTAAATATAGATAGAAAAGGAACACCACTAAGAATACTTAGTAGACGATCATAAACTTCTTTATATCTCATTTCTATAGTAAAAAAGGCAATTGTGTTACCTTGTAAAAATCTATTTATTGCCAGATTGAGACTTATAATAGACTTACCTGATCCACGACGGCCTCCAAGTAACACCAGTTCTTGTAAGGCAAGACCTCCATTTGCAGAGTCATACTCAGCACTTAATCCAGAAGGATGTAAGATAAAATCATCAGGATTTGGAAAGAAATCTAGATCTGCAACATCATAAAGCTCGTCTGTCATTGGAAGAGCTTTATTTAGATTTAATAAATGAGTCTGTAGTTGATCTACTATTTCTACTTTTTCTAGTTCTGATAGATCATTAATAAATTTGTCTAAGAACCCAATAGTTTCTTCTCGGATATAGTAATCCTGTAGCTGACCGACTAAAAATTCATCTGCAACTTCATCATATTTATTATCTTCATCAAGAATTTGAGTATCAAAATACTCTTGAAGAGAGGATTCTTTCTTTAATACCTGAAACTCATCTAAAGTTGGAATTCTAATATTAGCTTTGTAAAATGTTTGAACTCTATTGAACAAAGCAGAATTAGCCCCTGTGAAGTACACAGGGGTTAATTTAGAATAAAAATCAGGGTCTTTGCCATCCAACAATCTTCGGATAGCAAGTTTTTGTAAGTCTAGTGCCATTAATTACTCTTTACAGGGAAAAGATTTTCTCGTTTTTCATTCCTAAAATGTCCGTAGTCTCCGTCTACAAATAGTGAATAGTACTCTCTACCGGTTTCTTCTATTATATTTTCTACTTGACCGATTTTATACTTTATAGCAGACTCTTTCCATTCAGTTCCGTTATCATATTGCCAGTAAATATTCCAGTGTACATCTTCATGGCCTTCAAACGTTTCTCCATACCGTTTCTTAGCTTCTTCTAGTGCGTGAAGTTCTACGTATCGACGACGTTCTGGCTGTCTATGATAATCAATCCATTCTTCATCAAAAATTTCTTTTACTTTGCCAAAAGCGTTAATTTTTGGAATAAATACTCTATCTTCTTTTTTAAAGATAACGTCTAAGTCTTGAACAACGTGATCTACTTTTGCTTTCCCAGTTTTAGATCGAGCGCGAATAGGAACGTTCATTTCGATTAGAATGTTTTTGATTCTCTGAGGAGAAGCGTATAAACGAGTGGCAATGGCAGATTGACTATCTCCATTATTATAATCGTCTACAATACTTTTCTTTTCTGCCTCTGAGAAAGGAGTTTTAGAGCGTTTCTTTTTTAGCTCTTTTAGTCTGTTTTCTTTATCTTGAAACTCTTTAATAATAGTATCAAGACGTTTTGTATTATAAGCAATACCAAGATGTTCACAAACAGACTTTTTAGTCTTATTTGCTTTTATCATCCAGATAGCTTGTCTAATTTTTGTTTCTGAAATTTCGTTTGTTATTGGCTTCTTAGCCATAGTCAATCTCCTATTTTTCTTTATTTTAACATAAAGAAGAATATGTGTCAATTAAAATGTAACTTACCAGTGTCTTATAGCATTTGCGATGATTGCAAAACACGTTACAATATGTAGTAAAACCCATATAGTGCGTATAATAGCTACTCTATCAGCTTTTTTATTATCTTCATAAGCTTTGCTCCCTATTGATTTGCACCAATATCCCCATAGCTTTTGCATGTCAAGTTTTCTCCTGCCATAGATTCTTCGTCTTGTATAAATTTGTAAAAATGTTGTACAGCTACTTCTTTGCTTTTAGCTTCCACTTCAAAATCTGCGTACTCTAGCATAGGAATAGCTTGTGACATTAGGTCTTCATCGTGATACATATCAGAATGAGCGTTTGGCTTCATCCAATAATTTTCGTTGTCTATCGGAAACGATTGAGACTTGTGAAACAGAGGACGCACATTTCCCCAGGTTTTTACAGCTTCTTTGAAGAAGTCATCATTTACACTAATATGTCTAACTTCGTCCCTGATTTTTCTGTTAACTTCTTTACCCGATGAGTTGATCGCTTTTTCTGACGACCGCATTCTGTGACAGGCGTAGTGGTGTATATCCAAGCAGGTCCTGACTGGTACTCGTTGGGCGAGTTCAAGGGTGTGCTCAATGTCGTATCCATTTGGTTTGTCTTCGTTTTCGACAGTGAGGCATTGTTTTGAGTATTCTGATAAGTATTCAAAGTGAGTAGCGAAACGTTTAATACCGTCAATGTGTTTTCCTCCATATAGACCTTGAAGATGAATGTTCATTGCAAAGTCTGGTGCAGGAATATCCATTAATATTCCATAGAGGGCATGGTATTCAAGGTCTTTGATTGAGTTTTCAACAACCTGTGGATTGTTAGACGCAAGAACTGTATACTGACCAGGGTGAACTGATAGTCTAATTTCATGTTCTTTAGCAATATCTCCTGCTTGTTTTAGAAGTTTAGAAATCTCTGGCATGATTTCTTCATACCAAGGCTCTGTAAACTCTAGAGTATAGCAAGGGAGCATCTCAGAAGAAATTCTGAAACTGCGCAAATTTCTAGGTTGTTTTGTAAAATATGTAGAAAGAATATCTACTAGTTTTTTGCAATTCTCAATAGCTTTAGATTGAACACGTTCTTTACCTCCGTCTTTAAGAGCGTAGGTTTTTGTCGTTGTTCCGAAATTATATCGTTTAGCTAGTGATTTGTCGTGAAATTGGCAGCATTGGGAAATGCGCCAATCAGTTTGTGATTGGTTAAAATACATGTTATCTCCTACTTATTTTTTACTATTTTACAATAAGTTAAAGTAACAGTCAAATCTTATTTTCTTTCAATATCGTCTTCTTCACAAAGATCGCCATATTGAACTTCAACTACTCTTAATATTTCATCTTGTTTATTTTGTAGTTGGTGCCATTGTTTCTTTCTAATTGTTGTAGTGCGAAGCTTTTCTACAGTGTAATAATCATAATCTGACGAGATATTTAAAGTTCCTACAGTGGCAGTTCCTTCTAACACAAACCACAGCTCTTCTCTATGTCGGTGTCGTTGCATACTTAGAGAATGTCCAGGTTTTACTACTAGTTCTTTTACTTTTACATTAGAGTATTCTTTTAGAACACTCCAAGTTCCCCAATCTCTAATTGCGAATTCTTTATCCCAGTTGTTTAAAATAACACTAGAAGAGGTTTTCTTATCCCCTCCTACATTAAACGCAAACTCAACGCCTATCGTATCTTTCCATAGTTTTTGCTCAGGAGTATTAGTTTCTGTTCTATCTCCTCCGTTAGCAAAAATTATAGAGTCATCATTCTGTGTAGTACAACGAAGTTTAAAAATAGCTGCACTAGCCGACCCATCAGAATCATCCCAGGTTATAACTTCGTCAACCATTTTTAAGTTTTCTATTACACTAATACGTTCTTTTAAAGGCATAAATGGCTTACCCTTTTTACGAGTAAGCCATTCGTCTGAATTTAATCCTACAATTAATTTATCACCTAATTTCTTAGCTGCCTTAAAATACTCTATGTGCCCAGAATGAACAGGGTCAAATCCTCCAGTTACTAATACGTATTTCATTAATTCTCCTAGTGTATTATTAAGTCATCATCTGTATAATATAAATCATTCCAAACATTTCTTATTAGACCCGTTTTAGTATATACTACACTAAAGCATTCTTTCATAAACCCGTTATTTCTATATATTTTTTCTAATAACCAGCAAGCTCTGTAATGAACTTGTAAGTTATGATACTCAGCCGATTCTCTTTTTATATTTGGAAAATATTGTGTGATTAAAGAATCAAAAAAGACAGTTTTACCCTCTTCGTTTAAGGATAAAACGGAATCTATTTGAAGTTCTTCAATTTCATTTAAAGTTAGTTCTCGTGTCATATTTTAGATACACCTATAGAGTAGAGTGCAAAGCACTCTACTCTATATTTTAACAAAGAGCGGTGAAGATTAGTCTTCGACTGTCTTTGGTGTGTAATCAGCAGCGGATAGGCTCCGGCGAGTAAGAACAGTCTTAACGCCTCGGACTGTCTTATCAAAATGCTCTGCAATTTGTTCGACTGTCATTTCGAGCATATCTTCGATACCCTCGTAAGGATCGGCCTTAGTACCCTTCTTGTTCTTCTGCTCGGCCTTGAGGCCCATGCTTAGAAGCTTACCACGAACTGAGTTAGCGGTCTTACCAACTGCTTCGGCAATGTCCTCTAGGAACGCGTTATCTTCAACCATAGAAGCGATCTTCTCTTCTTCTTCGGCAGAGTAGGTCTTTGGAGTGACCTTCTTCTCAGCTGGCTTGATGTGTGAGGTCATCTCAAGTGAGAGAGCCTTACCATTGATCTGACGGGCGGTAAACTTACCGTCTGCAAATCCAGCAGCAATTTCTTCAGCTGTCTGGTTACCAGAGTTAGCTTCAAGATAAGCAGCAAGACCATCAGTCTCTTCTGCAGTAAAGACAGGCGCTGCACCTGGCTTCTTAGGAACGTCGTAACCAAGCTTCCGTAGCTTTGCGGTTACCGAACGGCGAGGAAATTCAAACTCGTCGCAAAGCGACTCAATAATATCCTCAGTTACGCCACTGCCGCAGATATCATTCATGCGGGTGACCATTTCATCTGTGTATTCAAACTTAGACATGTTTTCTCCTTTGTTTTGTCAGTAGTTGTTTTGGTTTTTTTTGACTGAGAGTTTTTCTCTCAACGTCATAAAAGGATTATAGCAGGTAAAAGATGATAGAGCAAGATTAATGTGACTGTATTTAGTCTTTTGGTCTTTTGTGAAAATCATCAAAAAGCACCATTTAACACTTCAGTTCTGTTTTCCCAATAGTCTACGATCTTAATGCCGCTAGTATCAGCTTTCTTATACTTACTGCTACTAGTATCTCCAGCAGTTATCAAAGCATAGCAGTCTTTTGTGACTGTGTTAGTGACCTTAAATCCCTTGCCTTCTAACATTTCAGCAAGTTCATTACGGGTCATATCTATTTTCCCTGTTATACAGATCTTTCTTACTTCGCTGGAATCACTCTCGAAGTCTATGCTTTGATTCTGCTCTAGTTGAAGAGGAAGCCCGTAGACCCACTCCTCGTTCGTGTCAAGCCAAACTAGTAGATTTTCTACGGTTTTAGGCCCAATTCCGTGTATCTGCACCGTTTCGATCTCTCGCAACCGATCAAACGAAGGTATGTGTTTTACAATCAGCTTTGAAGCTCTCTTTCCAACACCAGGGATACCTAGAGATGCAAGAACTAGCTCATAAGGCTTTGTCTTGCTGCGTTCAATTTCTGCTACAACTTTTTCGCCATTTGCCCCAAGAATACTCCAGTCTTGATTATCAAAAAGATCAATCGGATGAAGTAGCCCCATTTTAGACACGGACGCAGGGCCAAGTCCCTTGATTTCAAGAGTCTTGATAAAATGTTCTAGCAGCTTACTTGTACTGTGTTGCGAAGCATCAGTCACAAATAACTTTGGGCCGACTTTACGAAGAGCGTGTCCAATACTCTCTTCGGCATGTCTTTGTTTAATTTTTAGATTATGTTGTGAGTGCTGGAGTACTCTATTAAACTTCGGAATCACCCCGCCTGCTCTTTCGATCTGTATCAGGTCGCCAAGGCCCAAGTCATGGCTTTCGATGAATTCTATATTGTGAAGAGTTACGCGACTTACAGTCGCACCATCAAGTTCTACCGGGTCTACTATGCCCGTGGGATTAACAGTTCCAGTTCTACCAACAACCCAAATCACATCTTGTAATGTTGTTGTAGCTGTAAGACTCTCTTTTTCTTTAAGAGCCACAGCGAACCTTGGATATTTAGAGGTGTATCCTAACCTTTCACACTCTTTCCAATCATCAATTCTGTATACTAGTCCGTCTTGAGGGTACTTTGAACATAGCTCCTCATCAAAAACTGTATGAAATAATGATCCAGATAGAATCTTCATTTTATTGGTGTAGTTCATCGTTACACCTAAAAGTTCGTGTGCAATAAATCTAATATTACGAGAACGAAACTCTTCAAGGTCAAGTAGGCCGAGTGCTCCGCTAACGTAATTTCTAAAATTATCTACATCATTGTCAGTAACACACTCACCGTTTACGGCTACATCTCCTGCAATATATTCTGGAATACCTAATATGCCTGGGAGTAGATGTGAAACATCCTCTCCAAACTCACCATTTCCGCGAGTTAGAGCCATAGAAGGTTTTCCATTTTTATAGATAATTGTTAAGTTGGCTCCGTCCATTTTAGGAGTCTCAACTATAAATTTGTCTTCAATCTCTTCTTCATCATACACTTTACGAAGAGAGTATAATTTATATGGATGACGTACTTTACCAGCTACACCCCCTACACGAACGGTAGGAGAGTCGGAATCATGCCATCCTTGACCTGTTTCTACTTTTACCAGTTTATCATATAGTTGGTCAAACTCTGTATCACTTAACTCAGGACGATTTACATCGTAGTATAAGTGGCAGTGATGAGCAACTAGTTCTTTTAATTCTTCGTATGTCATAAAATAGTTATCCGCTTTATTGTATAAAAATTATACAATAACTTTTTACCGATAGGCAATTGTTAATTAAACTTTAAAAGGAGGGAATGTACTTAAATCTTAAAAAAGAAGTGGTTTTTGTATTTATTTTTTCTACTTCTTTATAAAGATTAAAAGATTTTGCTTTTGCGAAGGAGTCTATTCTTTCTAAGCTCCAGCAAAAAGGAGGGGTATCAAATTCAACTAAATGACTTTGATTGTGAAGAACTCTTACATAGAGCTGTCCATCATCTCGTAAAAGATGATTCATTTTTGATAAATAGGTATATATAGATACCGAAGCCCCCTCAGACAATATTTCCCAAGTTGAAATTATATGATACGCGTTTTCTGGGAAATGTTCAAGAAAATTTTTTTCTTCGATTACTGTAATCTGTGGGCTAATTACAAATTTTTCTACTTGATTAATATCTTTTACTATAAGCAACGATCTTTTATACTTTTGCTTATTTAAATAGTTTAAAATTTTCCAGTCAATCATGCTAATTTATTATTTAATGCTTCAACTAATTTTATTAAGTTCTCTTTTTTGTTAAGATTGATTCCTTCTATTTGAATATCTAAAAGTTCTTCAATTTCTCTTAACATAGTTTTTACTGTTTTAGTTTTGTTTTCTTCTTTTTCTTTTGGTTTTTGGTATATCTTAAGCTGCACTAGTTTACTGATTACAGATCTATACCCTTTTCCAAAAATTTTAGATAACTCGTGAACATCTGTTACTTCATTCTGTGTATACAGTTCAATAAGTTTATTTTCTTGCTCATCTGACCATGCTTTTATACTCATTAATCATTTTCTTCCTTAAAGTTGAATTCCAGTTGTTCTAAAGTATCTAGGTTCCTAGAATACTTAGCGTAAGATTCACTGGCTTCTTCTAACGCTTGTATGATGGAGTCTGTTTCTTCTGCAATAAAGGCATACCCGTTTTTGGTTGGAAACCAGTATCCAGTATCGCCGTCCATCTGATAATCTCGAATGTGTACATAAACTTTTCCTCTAAACTCACTCATAGTAACTTTTACTACATTTTCGTTTGGTTTTTTAAAAACATCTATATCAATCATAAAAATATTACCTTATCTTTAACTTCTAATAATTCTTTTATCCACTTGTTAGGGTTGCCACAAATATTTAAGGTATATCTATTTTTATTACTTAAATTAGCTGCTCCATGTAAATAATTAGGATTAAAAAATACTATTTCACCAGTTTTTAAAATTATTTCTTCTTTTTCTTCTCCAAAAAAGAACTTAAAGTTTTCATCTTCATTTAATGCCATCCACATTCTTATAATTGAAGGGTCGTCTTTATCTATGTGCATAGGGGTAGAATGTTTTGGCTCTTGTTTAAATATTCTTATCCTAGTTGTATCAAACTTAAAATAATCGACTACTTTATTGATAATAGGAATTTCCATCAGCCTAGTGTATTTATAATTTGATGGAATATCTTCTTGTTCTGACTTATATAAGTCTTGAATCTCTCCTGTAGCACTTTTTATAGCACATGCAGTAATTGCGTCTTTTAAATCATAGTCATTACAAAAAATATAAGGTAGCTTCTCTATTTCTTTTCCCCACTTTCCTGTAATAGTAACATTAGGTTTAAAGTAGTTCACTAATACTAACTCCCTCTATTTTTTTATCTAAATGGTCTGCTCCGAATACTACTATATTAGTATTGTTTTTATGTATATTTTCTAAATAATTATTATATAAAGTTTCTAATTCATTTAGTGGCATAGTGTAATGTGCTGTTACTGTATGAAAACAATTACTCCACCAAATATAAGAATTATCAGTATTATCTATTTTAGAAATTATTTTTTCTGGATTTTCTAACAGATTACAATGTATAAAAGTGTGTTTTAGTTTTTTGTATCTTTGCCAGTGTTCATAAAAAATTTCTTCTAGTTCCCAATAAGTTAGCTCTTTTTGCCAAAGGTCTTCGTATGTCTTACCTTCTGTTTGTGCGCCAAAAGTCTCGTTTACTTTAAATTTTTTCTTTATTTCTCTTAAAAAATTAGGATAATCTCTTCCGTCCCAAAGTTCTATTAAAGCTTTTTTAAAACTAAGTGCTTGTTTACTATAGTCAAAGTATATTACTTCGGTATCTTCTTCGAACCCTATAGAGTGTAACATATAGTTAGGTTTAAACCCAGCTGCTACCGAATATAATTTTTTTACAGGATGAATAGTAGTTTTAGCATATTTTTTAACATCAAACATAGCCTCTGTGTTCCAGAAAAATACACAGTCTGGAGCGCCATTTAATATGTTTACTATCCAATCAAGTTGCTCTTTTAGTGTATTTAAGTCTTTGTTAGGATATGCATATCTTTTAGTAACTCTTATTTTTGGGTGAAAGTTATATACTTTTAAATTATTTTTTAAAGAAGTGTTTATAAAATTCCATCCATCTACATAAGGAGTACACACTTTTGTATCTTGAGTAGGATTTAAAAATAAAGGAGTATAATCATCATGTATATCCTCCGATGCTCTTTGAGCTACTGCCACTTTTTCTGGCATACCAGAATCTTTCACATTTACACCCCACTCAGGGTTTTCAAATTCTTTATAATATTTTAAATTAACCAATAAACACTGTTTATGAAGCCCGTAGTAATGATTATCACTGTTTTCTTGAGAGTTACCAGAATCTCTATCAATTATATGTCCTGTTATAAAAAAATCTACATTATCTGTCCAGGTGTCCATATATTTAAAAAATTTTGGACTTTGTATAAAGTGGCCTATAGACATTACTAAACAATGAGTATTTTCTGTTTGTATTGCTTTATTTAAAACCTCATTGATAGAAGTTCCATAAAGTAATTCTCTGGGAGTGGGAGAACTCATATGTCTAATAAAAAATTCAGTTAATTCTTTATATCTATTTGCTAAATCTTTTTTATATATTTGATCTCTGTCATCATAAATACCGATTATATAATTAGACATATTTATTATAGCTTTCTTCTACTAATTTTCTATACTTATCGTTTTCTATACCGTGAATAATAATATGATATCTATCTTCATCCGACTTATTAATATATGCATGAGTATTTCCTACATCTAACAACATTACTGTGCCTGGTTTCATAGGAACTACTCCGTGAGTCTCCATTTTAAATATACAACCAGTAGGATGATTGAGTGCTATATTTACTGGTGATAACATATTTTTATCTATATCTTTATGAGGAGCAATAAAACCATTCGGTTCTAATAACATAAAACGAACTCTAAAATATTTTTCCATTGGGAACTTATTAATTAACCAGTTTGTAGTGATAGGACAAAGCTCTGCTGCTTTTGTCCATTGGTAAGGAGTATCTTCATTTGAATCAAAGCCATAAGAAGTATAATGATTAGTTTTGTGTTCTTCCACTCCGTGAATACATAAACTTTTCCAACCTCTGTGAGTATACCCTCCTCTACTATCTCCTGACCGATGTGAAACAAATCTTTCTTTTATAGATTTAGCTTCTTCTAACATTTCTTCATATGGAAGACCTATCTTTAGAGGGAGCCAAGGAAGACCGCTTTCTTTTTTTATCCAATCAAAAGTCATAAGCAAAAGATTCCCCACAACCACAGCTAGATTTAGCACCTGGGTTATCTACGTATACCCGTTGATTAAAAGGGGCTGTTTCATATCTTATGATAGCTCCTTTCATATAATTAATGCTTTCACAATCTGTAACTACTTTGGGATTTTCGTTAATAATTATATCTGAGTCTTCTAGTTCAGGCTCATTAATATAAAAAGCATATTGGAACCCTGAACAACCCCCGCCTTCAATTGATATTCTAATGAAATCTCCCTCATTTGTGATAGAGGTAAAATACTTTTTACACTCTTCGTCTACAGAAGGGTTTTCAATTTGATTATCATCAATTATAGGTTTGTTTCCGTGAAAATCTCTAATAATTTTCTCTTCAAGAGTTAATTTTTTCTGAGCCTCTTCCATAAAATCCCAGAGACTAGGCCTCTCTTCTTGGTTTTTCTCCATTACTGAACACCTTTATAATAGCATTTTTGTACCCACCTATTACTGTATCCCATTTATTAGGGTTATCATAAGATTTAACTTTATCAATTATAGCTTTACGTTCATGGTGTTGATAAATTAATCTCATTTGAAACTTAAGATTTTCTGCTTCTGGTTCTAGTACCCAAGAGTGTCCTCCCATTCCAGTAACACTGTCTCCCGGTTTTAAAGCAAACAATTCTGGTGAGGTAATATCAACATGATTTCTTTTTGTTTGTATTCTAGCACCTATTTCTCTTGGTATAAATTCTTCTGTAGGTCCTTGATCTGTAATTATAGGGTATGCACCACAGGCTACAGATTCTTGAACATGCATTCCGTATCCTTCTCCCCTATAAGGGTGAACTACTACTTTAACATTTTTATAAATATTAGCCATTTCTTTGTCGGATAGTAAATCAGAATTATATAATACTTTACCACAATCTACATGATATTGCAATCTTAGAATTTGTGATAATAAGTTATTTTGTCCGTATATTTGTGGAGTATCTTTGATAAACAACTGTACATTATCTGCTTTAACAAAAACATCTTTCCATACATCTAATAAAATATCAAGTCCTTTTCTTCTTTGATGGTTTCCTACAAAAAGAAAAGTGAACTTTTTAGAATCAAAGAATTTAGACTCTTCTGGAGTTTTATTATAAATCTTTTCGTCATAACCGTTAGGGACAACAAATAGTCTTCCAGGATTTAGTCCTGCCTCTAGGAACTTATCACCTGTCCACATACTAGGTGTAATAACTCCGTCTGCAAAATTTTCCCATTTATATTGCCACTCAAGGGGAATTTTTGAATATTCCCAAGGTTGAATAAATATGACTTTTGTTTTACTAGAAGAAGGCCATCTCCAAATTGGAGGATATGTATGCCTAATCTGAATGTCAGGCTCCGTTTCTGTCTTTCTTTCTAATTTTTTTAGTACTTTGATTTCATCTTTATTAGTCTTGTGCTCTGGGCTATAAGCATCTAAAGGAGTGATAAATATATTAATATCATCTGCTTTCTCTAATCCAATAGCTAATTTTCTATTAATAATAGCTAGTGAATGATTGTCATAAAATTTTCCTATAATTTCTACATTAATCATTAGTATGCTCTTTCTGCTTCTGTTTTACAAATATGCTGAAGCTCGTTTTTCTTAATCTTAGTTAGTCTTGCCCATTGTCTTGGATCACCTAATCCAGAGGTTTTAAAATTTCTTAGTTGTTCGTAGTTTTGTAATGTAGTTTGTCGCCAAATTCCAAAAAAAGGATCTTGTTCGGCTCGATCAGAATGTCCTATATTATTAATTTTTTGATGTAACTCACTTTCTTTTCTACATAAACTCCAATGTAAAATACAAAGAGGAGAATGAATTCTAAAATTATTATTAGTCCATCTAGCATAAGTGTATTGATTGTCTTTGTGAGTAGCAAACCCTTGTCTCTCTGATTTAACAAAAGTAGTATCTTCTTCTGCTATCATAAGAATATCTTCGTCAAACTCTTTCCAAGGTAAAAACCAAGTAAATTCTATATCACATTTTTTATAGTATGGCTCAAAAAGAGGACACCAATTATAAAAAAATTCTTTTGGATTAATTAATTCTTCGTCTGCGTCAAAAGACATAATCCAATCATGACTACATTGTGATTTTAGAAAATTTCTCTCATAATTATCATTTTCAATAGCTATACCACTAGGATGAAAAGACTCTTCAATAACAGAAATTTTACCTTTTGTGTCAATCTTTTTTAGCTCAGACCATAATTTATTTTCATCGAATTTAAAAGATTGATGACTCCATGAAATTCTATCTTTATCTAGTCCTAATACAATCTCATCTACATAATCATAGTATGTTTTTATACTATTAGGAAGCAAATGCGCATCATAACTTATTAAAGAGATTACAGACTTTTTAACCATTTTTTACCTCTTTTTCAGCTTCCTTTGCATTTAGTGTAAATAAGAAAACAGCAAAACCATTATACCAATTAAGACTATCAGCTGTCGCAGTACTAAGTTTTTCGAATAACATTTCTATTTCAATTCCGGGAGTCTTCTTAAATTGAGCAAAAGAGTTTCTTACCCCATTTGAATTCCAATTTGAAAACATTAAAATTGTATGTTTATCAAAAACCGAAAGGTAATGTCTTAACACTTGTTCGACACTAGCGTGATGTTCGTCTAGATCATAGTGAACAATATCTACTTTTTTTGCAATCTTTTTTGTGTCTACAGAATTTGCTTCTTCTTCAATAATATTTACATTACTAAAGTTATACCTGTCTAACAGCTCTTTAGTGGCTTGTCTTGCGTTATTCCATCCATTTTCTTTATGCTGTTTAGGTTCCTTAATATCAATAGTAAAGTCATCTACCGCATAAGTAGTTAGTTTATTATCATAGTTAGCAGCTACTAAAGTTGAACCTCTATAAACTCCTAGTTCTAGATAAGTAAGATTATCTTTTACTCCACAGATATTATTAATCGCATGTCTAGTTTTTCTACCACTAGCTCCGTATAAGTCTCTTTCAAACTCTCTTAGTCCTGATTTATCTTGCTCTGCCTCTTTAAATGCGTCAATAATTTTATTCTTCGTCAATTGTGTAATCGTCTTCATAGTTTTTTCTCCTATTAAATATCTTTCTTATAATAAATTCTACTAGAAAGAAAGGACCAGCTAAAATAATTAAGGCAGCTCCGCTTAAACAAGCAATACCTATTACAGAGGCTATTACTAGCCAAGTAGTTATATATAATGAATTAACTTTATTAGTATTTCCTGAGAAATAATTTTTAGTTTTTTCTTGTAAAATTTCTATTGCTTGGTCTTTTGATATTACAAAGATATTGCTATCTTCGTCCATATTATACCTCTCTGTCTAAAGTTTTAAATAGGTCTGTGCCAGACCATTTGTCTTTTAATCTTTGTTTATTTCTAGTTTGTGCATCGTAATGGTTTTGTCCCATCACTCTTTTGTTGTCTTTACTTTCCCAATGAATTAGAGTAGCAGGCGTCATATAAATTTTCCAACCAGCTTTTCTTGCCTCCATACAATAATCTACATCCCTTTCATAGGTGTACTCAAATGAAGGATCAAAATCTCCTACCTCATCAAGCACTTTTCTTCTAATAAACAAGCCTCCAAAAGTGCACCAAGCTACTTCTCTAACTTTGTCGTACTGACCTTCGTCAACTTCAGGTGCTTTCCAAAACTTTTTATCTTCCATTCTGAATCCACTACCAAAATGGTCTGCGCTTCCTTCTTCATCAATTCTACCCCCCGCATGTTGAATTAAAAATTTTCCTGCTTCGTTTTTTGCGGGGTATAGTAGTTTACACCCAATCATACCTGCTTCTGGGTATTTTTTTGCGTAATTCATCAACTCTTCATACCATTGATTGTCTAAATCATCTTCTTTTGGTTGCATATCTGAATGAATAATTACGATGTCATCATCTGTTTGTTTCCAAAGTTTTTGGTACATCATATCAGAGCCAATTTTTGCTGTATCTTGTTCAAAAATACAATCTAAGTTCCAAAACGCGTTTTTTAGCGGAACCACTTCTTCTGGAAATACGTAGGGACAAATAACTGTTGCCATATTAAATTAACCTTTCTACCCAAGTTTTTGGGGTGTTGTCTGTCGTAAACTCTAAATCTAGAGCGTAGTTGAATTCTTCTGGACCTCTTTCTCCAATCCAGTTAACCATTTCTACTATAGTATCATCTAAACTTTTTGTAGTATTATAGTTAAATTGTGTTTTAATTTTCTCTGAAGAGCACCACGCATTTTTAACTTCTGCAGGTCTATCAGGAAAATAATCAATTCTTGGATAAATTCCACAGTGATGTCCGACTCTATGGGCTAGGTCTTTAATTGTTGTTTCGTTGTCGTCCGGTCCAATATTAAATACCTCTCCTGTTAAATCTCTTTCTGAGTTAACCAGTTTCCAAATAGCGTCGCTACAATCTGAAATATTAGAAAAACTTCGTTTTTGTTCTCCGTCTCCATAAATGATAATGGTTTTCTTTAAAAGAACACGGTTAATCATAATTGCCACTACGTTTCTGTACGGGTCCATATATCTTTGACCTACTCCAATAACATTATGAGGAACTACAGTAAAAAAATTAAGTCCATGTAGTTTATTTAATAATTCTAGATGTTCTTCTGCTTGAGCTTTTGCTAATCCATATGGGTCTTCTGGGCTACGTGGCATATCTTCAGTGAAAGGTGGTTTCTGACCTCCATATCTTGCCATAGAAGAAAAGTTAACTAACTTATTTACTCCATTTGCTAAACACGCAGAAGCTACACTAACTGTACCTCCTACAATATTTTCTGCTACTATTTTAGGAGAAAACACAGAAAGTCCTTCATAAGGAAGTGCCGCACAGTGTAATACTACTTGTGATCCTTTCATATGTTCTTTTAGAGTTTCATAATCTAATAAGTCAAAGTTTTTATAATCAATATTATCTAAAAATCTAGTTAAATTTGATTCTAACCCTCCTATTAAATTGTCGCAAGCTTTTACTTTCCAGTTATGTCTACAAAAGAGTCTAACTAGTTCACTACCGATTAGCCCTGCTGCTCCTGTAATATATACAGTGTTCATATTGTGATACCTTCCCAAATAAAATTCCAGTCTACTAGTGGAGACATATCTCCTTCTTTACAGTGTGTGGCTACTCCAGGTAAAGGGTTAATACATTCTGTTTCTGTTAAAATTTCATTTAACTTATCCATGTCCTGTAATATACCAGCATTTTTTATATGATTAATAAACTTATTAAAAATATAGGTAGAGCCTATTAAATTCCAAGATATAAAAGAAGATGTTCTCCAGTATCTATCGTGTCCTACAAATACATGTGCTTTTTTAGGTTCTAAATAATTTTTTGGAGTGTCATTAGAGGCTATAAAGCCTCGCCAATGTAAAGATGCTTGTTTTATTAGTCTTAAACTACCAGGCTCCCATAAATAATCATCTTCTAGTAATGCTATTAGTTTTTTATCGTCTTCTTCTGTTTTTAAATATGCTTTTATATCATCTAAAGGAACAGTAAGACTTTCTTCTAGAGAATCTACCTTAACAAAAGTGTGTAATGTTCCACAATTCTCTGATAACCACTTGAGTGTTTTATCTCTAACATTATGATGGTATATAGATATAAAATCTTCTTGTGTTACATTCGCCATAAGAGACTTCCAACACTTTTTAAGAATCATTCTTTTATCGTAGGAGTTCCATCTTTCTTCTCCGCTGATAGATTGTTGATTTTCACTTACTCTTATATAAATATTCATCCTTTTGTTATAAACCTTTGCGGATTAAAATTATTATAAATTATAGAAGCTAATTCAGCGGGGCCTTTTGTAGGCGCCCAACCCACTTCTTTTCTGATTTTATCGTCGTTAATATGATAATCTAAATCTTGTCCTAGTCTATTTTTAACTCTTTTAGTTTCGCCTTTTCCAGCAACGTCTATGAAAAACTTTACAATATCCATAACAGAAAACCTCCAATCCCCTGAAACATTATATGTTTCATAAGGAGTTGCTGAATTTATTACTGCTATGATTGCTTTTACAGCGTCTTCTACCCATAACCAAGTTCTTATATACTCCCCAGTTCCATGAATAGGAATAGGTTTATCTTTTTTAATATTTAAACAGATAGTTGGAATAAGTTTTTCTGGGTATTGATCATTGCCAAAACAATTTGTCATTCTTACTATATTGTAAGATATGCCATATGTTCTAGCATAAGAGGTAACTAAGTGTTCTGCAGCAGCTTTTGAGGCTGAATAGGGGCTTGATGGGTTTAATATATCAGTCTCTAGAAACTGTTGATCAGGCTCAGAATCTCCATATACTTCATCTGTGCTAATATGAATTAAATGGGGACGATGACTTTCTGGCATACGTCTTAATAATTCTAACAGATGGTGCGTACCCGTAATATTACTATGAATAAATTTAGAGCTATCAGCAATAGAATTATCTACATGGGACTCAGCTGCAAAATGTACTACATAGTCACATATAGGTAAATATCCTAAATTGTGAATATATTCTCTTGATTCTATATAGTTTGGCTTTTGTTTAAATAATTTTGAAGCATGTCTATCTGCTGCATAAGTGTAACAGTCAACATTAATTACGTTATGACCTTTATATAACAGCTCACTTACAAAATGTTTACCAATAAATCCTAATCCCCCAGTTACTAATACAGTTTTAGACATATATTTTTTTAAATTCTTCCCATGTGTGAATATAGTCAGACTCGTCAAAAGTCATAGAGCAAAGAGATAGACAAATTGCTCCTTTTGTATATCCTTTTATTTCTCTCCAAATATGGGGATATAATAATAAACCAGTTCTAGGATTAACCATCTCTACTTCTTCTGATGTTTTTCCGTCTGATAAATAAGCGATAAATCTTCCATAAATTGGAATTAATACTTCTTGAAGCTGGTGATGTGCGTGACCGCCTCTGACAGACCCGGCAGGGACGCTATCAACAGTAAATATTCTTTTAATTTCAAAAGGAATTTGTTCAAGATTATTGATATAAGTTAGGTTCCCTCTGTCATCAGATACAGTAGGAAATTTTAAAATTTTGTGTAACATTTACCCCTCAAAATAGTAGGTATTCTGTTGCTAGGAACCTACCGAACCCCAGAAAGATTATGCAGCTAGTGCATACTCCTCAGATGCTACGAAATTGTCGTTTGCATTTAGTTGTTTTCTTACGGTTAAGGTCGTTTGCACACCTGTCTCTCGACTTTCCTATTATCTGCCTGTCGATCCTAGTTCGCCCCCATATGAAACTCTATATATTGGTGGAGGCGCGGGGTACTGCCCCCCGGTCCAGTTCAGTTTTCAGTCCGCGTCATCAAGACACTCTATTTGGTAATCTTCCATAACATCATTAACTAATGCTTTGGCTATTCGTTCTGGGTCTTGGGCTGTTTTTAGGGTAATAGTCTTACCTATACGAACATCCAAAACTTCTTTAAAACCTAAACTATTTAATGCTTTAGTAGTAGCTTTACCTGCGTTATCCAGTATTCCACGTTTAAGCATTATAGTTATAATATATGATTTTTCGGTCACTGTCAACCCCTTTTTTAATTTTTAAAATTTTAGGTAATAGCTTCCGTCTACATCTAGTTCTTGTATATCACTATCAGCAGTTTTATAATTAAAGATTCTAAAATCATCTGCCTCTAAGTCCCATACAAGTTCCATACCTTCTGGGTATGTTTTTTCTGATCCTGCTCCGACAATACGGGCAGCAACAAAACCGTTAGGTAAATCTTTGATTCTAGAGAATACCATTTCTCTTTTATCACCGTTCTTCTTTTTAAAATAACCTTTATACGCTTTCATAAAAAACTCCTTTCAAATTTATACCATTAGTATATCATTGAAAGGAGCATTAGAGAAGATTTATTTTAAACCCAGAGCTTTGCGTTCCAACTTAGAGAGCGTCTTTCTCCCTCTCCCCTAAATGGGGGTACTTCGTGATTTAGCCAAGCAGGAAAAACATAATAGTCTCCTACTTCTGGGGTTAGTGATAACATACCAGGAAATTCTAACATATGAGGACTTCCTCTATCGGACCAGAGAAATTTAATTCTACCGTCATCACTGTTTGGATATGGATTATTAGTAATTTGATCTGGAACTTTTAAATAAATTATTGAACTCAAAGCCGCAAAAGGCTGGCAATGATTGTGTAAAGGATTATAATCTCCTTCTCTTTGTTCGTTTACCCAAAACTCATAAATATCTACACTTATTGTGTCATTCCAAAATGCGTGTGCTTTTGGATTGTAGTGTTTATACCCAGTCATCCACTCTAAACAAATATTAGAAGAAAAAGTTAAAAAAGTAGACATTGCCTTAGACTTTTTTGTTTCTTCTGTGAGAGGTATCTCTCTTTGTTTACCTAACTTAATTTGACCAGCTAATCTATCGTCATAGGCCAGTCCTTCTAGTTCAGGATCGTCTGCTAAAATTAAATCAGTAAGTTCCGTTAAAAAACTAACTGTTTGCTCTGGGAGCTTTACCTTGAGTATTCCTGCTTGAGTTAGAGGAACCCACTCGATTTGTATTTGGTTTTCTGTTGTTGTTTCTTCTACCATTATTCCCTCGTATTACTTGGTTTTCTAATTTTTGTAAAATAAGCTCTCTTTTGGCTTGTTCTTTTTTTTGCCTCGCTACTGCTCTTTTCCTCTTCTCTCTGCGTTTTTCACCTTTAGTTTTATAAAACTGTCGCTCTTTTAAGTCAATAAAAACATTATCTTGATGTAATTTTCTATTAAGAAGTTTAAAAGCTTTTAGCGGGTCGTTATTTCTAACTATTATTTTCATTTCGTATCCTATACTCATTAAAGTAATCTATGATTGTCTCCTTATAATTTTTATATTGAGAATTCCAGTTATAAACTTGTGCTAATTTAGAAGAATCTAATGTTCCTCTATTTTTGCCTGTAGGCCCAGATTTATTGATTGTTTCTATTTCAAAACCAAGAATGTTTTTTGATTCTTCTTTGATTATGTCTTTAGACCGTAAATATCCAGAACTTAAATTATACACTCCTGGAATCCATTTATCAACTATTTTTTTAATTACTACGGTAAGGTCCTTAATATAAATACAATCTGCTTCTTCTACAGTAACAGGGCGGCCATTTTGGTATTGTCTTTCAATGTTCATGGGCATTGGAAACTTACCATCCCCAAAACCATATACATGCATGGGCCGTACTATAATATCATTTTGATCTATAAAAGTTTCACTATCTTTTTTGCATGATCCGTACCAGTCTACAGGGTTTTGCTCTCCGTCTTCTTTTATAGCTCCTTCCCATGATCCATAAGACATAGAACTTGAAAAATGTAGTACAGGGCATTTGAAGGTTTTTTTAATATTTTCAATTCCTTTTACTATAGAACAATAAGTAAAGTCTTTTAAATATTGAGAAAGTATTGCCTCAGATAAACTTCCGCAATTAATAATTAAATCTGGCTCATCTATTGTTTCTAATTCTTTTTGCCAAGTCCATCCTTTAACAATAGGGATTCCTTTTATCAACTCTTCTCTATAAATTGAAGCTTGTTTTCTATGTTTTATTTCTAAGGCGGAGGCTTGTTTTAGTCCGTCTTTACCTCTATGTATAGCTGCATACCCAGGATAGCTTTCAGACCAGTTATCCATAATAGTAATTGAGTGCTCCACTTGCAGAACACCTGCTATAGCTGCTCCTATAAAACCTTGCCCTCCTGTAATTAATATTTTCATATTTTTTCTTTTCTTGCCCTTACATCTGTGACACATCCACAAAATCTTCCGTCACAAATAACAGGGTTATTATTCCACACATAATCAGGGTTTTCTGTTAATAAATTTCCATAGTTTTTTATACCACAGAAACTAGACTTTAAATTTAAATTCTTATCGACATATAAACAATCTGTCCCTACCCAACACTTCCAGTTATTAAAATCTAGGTTATCAATTACCATGTCGGAAAGTAATTTATCTGATGAGTATTCTTTATCATCTACCAGTATGTCATTTAAATTATCATCATTTTCTTTTATAAAATTTACTTCACTATTACTATGATTGTAATAAAAACTTTTTTCTCGTCCACTAGTTCTTACTGTTATTATTCTAGCATTTATTTGAGTATCTTGACAAAATTTCATTGTTTTTTCTGCAAGTATAGAATGTCTTTTTTCGTACATGATAGACACGCTAACTTTATTTTTAAAGAACTCGGCTAACTTATATATTTTAGTTATGAAATTTTTATAATTAACCCAATCAAAATGTAAACTATAAGTAATATTGTTCATATAATTATCATGTAAGTTATAGTAATATTTATAAGGTTTACTTCCATTTGTTGTTAGATTTAATTCTATTTTTGGATTAGATTTTTTAATATATACTAAGAACTCTTCAAACCATTCTATTTGTGTAGGTTCTCCTCCTGTAAACCAAATGTTTGGAGTTTTATCTTTTCCAATGTGGGTCAAAACATTATTCAACTTATTAAAAGCAAGTTTCATTTCTTCAAAACTATAATTTTTCCAAGTATTATCATGTGAACTACAGTAATTACAGTCATAGTTACAAAAAAAGGTTAACATCCAATTTATATTTATAACATCAGAAAGTGTAGGAGTAATTTTATACATCGGTTAATCTACCAAATTTTTTTAACAATTGAAGCTCTTTTTCTGTATAACCTTCCATCAAATCTTCTGTCCAATCTGTTTTATCAGGCAACAACCCTACTAATGTATTTAGTGTTAATTTTGATGTTTTAGTAAAGTTCGGTATTTCATTTTGAAGTCTTTGTATAAAATTCCTCCAGTGATCAAGACTTCCTGGTTTAACCATACATCTTACCATTATCCAATTTTGTAAGTTGTTTTTATTAATTTCTTCAACAATTGCTCTTACGTTATTTATCATTCTATCTTGATCGTATGAATCTTGATGGACTGATATTGATAAACAACTATGGTGAATTAGTTCTGACAAATATTTTTCACTTCTGCTTCCGTTAGTTGTTGTAAATACTCTAGCTCCATAATCATTAATTTTTTTACATATTTCTATGTAATCAGGAAACATAGTTGGCTCTCCTCCCCAAAGACTCATAGTAAACGTCTTTCCTCCAAGTTTGTCAAATAAATTATCTAATCCTATAAAAACTTGTTTTGAAGTATTTTTGTGAGGTAAGTTATTATGAATCGTATCGGGACAATATTCACAAGCATAGTTACATTTTGCCGACAAAAACCATTCAAATTTTAAGCCTACTTCTTTAGCCCTAAATTCTTTATACTCAGAATTGGGGTCTTGTGATATTTTAGGTACTCCTATATCAAAAAAACAAGAACAATAATCTACAGTACAAGTATGCCATTCTGTAGGTATTCTAAATTCTTTGTATATATTACCTAAATAACCTCCTATACCACAATCTCCTCCTTTCATATCTCCGTTTTCTGCTATAGCTATATTATACTGTCCTACAGAACACTTCCAGCCTTTCCAAGCATTTAATTTAGATGCACGAAGCTCTTGAGGATAAAATTCTTCTATTGTACCATCTTTTTTTATACCTATTATTGTTTTACCAGACACTTTTACTTTCCAATATTTCTGGATTTGCTGGACACATATTGCATATAGTTTCTTCTTTTTTTAATCTTTGTTCAAAATCTAAAAATTTATCTTCACCGTCTGTATAATTCAAAGGGTTATAAATATTTCTATATTTATCCCATTCTTTTGTATTATTAATTTTTTTCATTAAAGGTTCTAGATATGCTATTTGAGAGCACTTCCAAAGTTTACCTTCATATAGTTGTGTGCAGTACTTAAAGTAGCAAGACTCCCAAGACTTTTTAGGGTTATTGTCTGTAAAAGGGATAACTCCGTTTTGGTAAGTTTGATACCAGTGATTTGCCATATTTCTAAATTCTATTTTTACAGAATCATTTGTATACATAGACCCGTAAGAAACTATAGATTTTTGACTAGCTTTAGAAATATTACCAAAAAATTTATGAACACTAGTAGATAACTTTTTAAGATATTCTTTTTCGTTAGAATGTATACTAATCGTTAGCATACAATCAGTCTCTTTTAGAACTTCTTTTATCTCAATATGTTTTTCTAGTAAAAGACCATTAGTAAAAAGTCTTAAATCTGTATCAGGGAAGTTCTGTCTTGCTGATCGTATAATTTTTTCTAAATCTTTATGTAAAAAAGCCTCTCCTCCCATAATTTGAAGTCTTGCGGGATTAATTTTATCTTTCCAGTTTATAAAATCTTGTTCTAAATCCTCAATAGACCTTTTGCCTGATACATTATGATCACAAAAATTATTACACCCTCTACAGTTAAGGTTACAGTTTAAAAGTATAACAACATCTAAAATACGTATATCTAACATAAAGCAGAAGCTATTCTCTCTAATTCTTCATCTGTAATATAGTGGTGCGAAGGTAGCATAACAGTTGACACGGTAAATTGCTCTGTGATTGGGCACCATTTTTTATTATCGTTCAACCATTCAAACTGGTGAAGCGGTTCTTTAAAAAATGTTCTTGCTAAACACCCTACTTCATTAAGTGAATTTATGACGGACTCAACCCGGTCTGGAGAGACTGCCATCGTATATCTCTCCCATATATAATTATCGCCGGGTACGTTTGTATAGGGAAGATTGTTTTTATACCAAGTAGCAATTACGTCTCTTTTCTTTCGATACTCAAATCGCTCAAACAACTCAATCTCCTTTAAAAGAACTGCGCAAGAGGTATTATCCATATATGACTTAGTACCATAAGTAATTATTTCTCCATTTTTTGCTCTTCCGTGAGAAGCACATAGCGACACAGAACGGTAAACTTCTTCAAATCTAGTTGCAACCGCACCTCCACTACCAAGAGTTCCTGGGTATTTTGTGAAATCGAAGGAATAACATACTGCATCAGATGAGCTGCCAGGGGTATAAGCATAGGGTTCTCCCATATAAAATGCTGGAGCCGCATCTTCAATTATACTAGTCTCTGTAAAACCACTATTAATAAGTATATTTCTTATTTTTTTGCAATCTACTATAGTTCCAAAATTATGCACAGCAATTACTGCTGCAGGTTGAGGAAAGTTTTTACAGTATTCTTCT